ATTTCCATGAGACTTTTCGCGATAGATACCGACAACGCCATCACAGCCTTCCCCGCCGCCGAGCAGATCCCGGAAGGCCAAGAGCACTTCGCCACCGAAAAGGAGCTTGCCAAGCTCGCCACCAACTGGCCCACCGACCGCCTGGTCCAGATCTGGAACGGCTTTGCCGGCGTCGCCGGATTCGCCGGCGACCTGAAGCCGGTCAAGAAGTTCACGGACCGCAAGAGCGCCGTGGCCCGAATCTGGAAGGCCATCCAGGGACTGGACGGCGCCGCGCCGGAGACGGCCACCGCCGCCCAGGAAGCCGCCACCCCCGCGCCCAAGGTGCCCAAGGGCGCGCCGAAGAAGGCCAAGGCGACCAAGACTGCCAAGGCCAAGGACGCCGCCCCCGAGGCGCGCGAGGGCAGCAAGAAGGCCCGGGTGATCGCCCTGCTCCAGCGCAAGAACGGTGCCACCTTAGCGGAGATCGCGGACAAGATGGGCTGGAAATCGTGGACGGTCCGCGGGTTCATGGCCGGCGCGATGAAGAAGGCCGGGTACACCGTCGAGTCCTTCAAACCGGAGGGCGGCGAGCGCACCTACCGCATCAACTCGTAGCATCGAACGCCTCCCTTCCGCCCGCCCGGCTCCGGCCGCGGCGGGCTTTTCTGCTTGGACACCTCTCCGTGTTGGCCTGCTCTCAGTGACATCCGTGACTCGCAAAAAGAGATTGAGAGCCTGTGTCCACGAAGTCCAGTTCCGCATAAAGCGCCGCGAGATCCTCGATCTCACCGGCCGGAACCGGTTCGAAGATCCTATCTTGCGTCCCGGTCCGTTCCAGGAGTACCTGGCTCAGTTCCTGGAGGGCGTAGCCGACGACATTGGCGTCCCAGGAAGATGCGCCGCGGTCGGCGATATCTCGGATCAGGCCGAGACACTTCCGCGCCGTCTCGACATTGATGCTGCTACGTTCTGATTGCTGCATTTGGTGCGCCTCCTTCATTCGGTTTGTCCCGCAACAGCCGCAACTCCCCGGACCAATCCGCCAGCGCCAGGCACAGGCCTTCCACATCCGGGTGGCCGGCGCGAAGCTGCGCCTCGCATTCCGCAATCTCCCGGCGGCAACGGGCGATTCAGGAATCCACCTGGCCGCGGGCAGCCGCCATTTTCTCAAAAGTCCGCCCGTCGCCCGCCAGCGTGGCCGTCAGGCCGGACCACCGTTGCCAGCGGGTAACAGCCACATCACAGTACCGGGGTTCCAGTTCTATCAGCCGCGCCTGGCGCCCCGCCTTCTCGCAGGCGATGATGGTAGTCCCACTGCCGGCGAACGGGTCGAGGATCGTGTCGCGCGACTTGCTGCTGTTTCGAATCGCGCGCTCCACCAATTCGACCGGCTTCATGGTCGGATGGAGATCATTGACATGCGGCTTCTTGATAAACCAGACGTCCCCCTGATCGCGGGCGCCGCACCAGAAATGATCCGTGCCTTCCTTCCAGCCGTACAGGATCGGTTCGTACTGGCGTTGATAATCCGCGCGCCCCATGGTGAACGTGTTCTTCGCCCAGATCAGGAACGTGGACCAGTGGCCGCCCGCCTCGGTGAACACCCGGTAGAGCGTGTGCAGCATCGAGGACGACATGCACACGTAGATCCCGCCTTTGGTAACCGCCAGCATGTTCACGCAGACGGCGCCAAGGAACTCTTCGAAGGCGGCGCCCAGGTTATCGTTGGCGATCGGGCGATGCGTGCCGCGGAGGGTGTCCTTCATCGTCGCGCCGTAGTTCACGTTGTAGGGCGGATCGGTGAAGACCATGTCGGCCAGGCCGCCGGCCAGCACCTTCTCGACGGCGTCCATCTGGGTCGAGTCGCCACAGAGCAATCGGTGGTTGCCCATGATCCACACGTCGCCGGCGACCGTGACGATCCTCTCCTGCTCTGGCGGGACCGCATCCTCGTCGGTCAGCCCTTCGTTCGTCTCCTCGGGGCCGGCCAGTGCCGACTGCAGCTCCTCGTCCGAGAACCCCAGCAGCGAGAGGTTGTAGTCCTCTTCCGCCAGCGCCTGCAACTCAACCTGGAGCATCGCCTCGTCCCACCCGGCGTTCTCTGCCAGCTTGTTGTCAGCCAGCACGTAGGCGCGGCGGTCCGTCTCGGTGAGGTGAGCCAGAACAATCACCGGCACCTCGGTCATCCCAAGCTGGCGGGCAGCCATGAGCCGCGCGTGGCCGGCGATCACTACACCGTCCGCGCCGACCAGGATCGGGTTCGTCCATCCAAACTGCCGGATCGAGGCGGCCACCTGGGCGATCTGCTCAGGCGAGTGTGTCCTCGCGTTGCGGATGTAGGGCAGCAGCCGGGCAATCGGCCAATACTCCACCAGCAGGCCGCGCAAGCGCTCGACGATGGCCGCGACCTTGACCTTGGCTGCCATAGCTATGCCACCGCCTCCGCGGGCTTCCGCCGCTGCCCGTAATGCGGGTTCGGCCCGTGGTGCTTGATGGCGTGCGAGTCCTGCTGCTTGGGATTCAACACCTGGTCCACCGGCACCCCGCGCGCCTCGGCGACCGCGGTGAACGTCTCGCCGCCGTCCAGCATCGGCATGGCGGCCGTCAGGTTAATCATGCGGCGCAGGATGACGTCGCAGTAGGCCGGCGAGATCTCGCAACCGTACCCGGCGCGGCCCAGGACTTCCGCCGCCGCCATCGTCGTCCCGCTTCCCATGAACGGGTCGTAGACGATGTCTCCCGCGTCGGAGAATGCCTTGATGAAGAACTCGGGCAGCGGGCGCGGGAAGGGTGCGCTGTGAGATCCCTGGGTACTCTCTGTGCGAGCTTCGATCACGTTGCAGGGCCGTGCGAGGCCTGCGAAGCGGCCATCCGGATCATGGACCTTCGCCAGGTTCGCCCGGTTGTGTTTCGGGCAGCCCGGGTCCAGCGCGGCGCCGCGCGGACCGGTGCCCAGCAACCCGCTCCCGGAGGTCGATTTGGGATTGCTCGGGCTGTAGTCGAAGCAATCGTCTGACGCATGCGCCACCGCATACGCATTGAATTTGATCTGCTGCTGGCGGCAGAAGTGATAGATCGGTTCCCACGCGTTCTTGAAGCGGTTGTTCCAGCCGCCCGGAACCCCTTGATCGGTTTTGTACCAGATAAGTTCGTCAACGAACCGCCAGCCCCACTGCCGCTTATGCGCAAGTAGAAGGTCGACGACGTACAGGTTCCGCTCGCCGTCGTCGGCGTGCGCCTGGATGTTCAAGAAGTAGCTGCCATCGGGCACCAGCACCGACTCGACGCCCGCAGCCACGGCACGGAACCACTCCACGTACTCCTCGGGCGGCACCGGCTTGAAGCCGCTCGATGGATCGTACCCACGCTGCGTGGCATACGGCGGCGAGGTGATCACCACGTTGGCACGCGCCTGGGCAGGGAATAACAGGCGCAGCGCATTCGCGATGCGGCAATCGCCGCACACCAGGCGGTGCGGACCGATCACCCAGACGTCGCCAGGCCGCGTCACCGGGTTGGCCGGCGCCTCAGGAATTGCTTCCTGGACTTCAGTCTCCGGCGCCGCATCCTCGCCGGTGGCCAGCAGTTCCGACATCTCGGCTTCCGAGAACCCAATCAGGTCGATGTCGAAGTCGTCCTGCTCGAGCGCGCGCACTTCCTGCGCCAGCAACTCCAGGTTCCAGCCGGCGTTGAGCGCCAGCTTATTGTCCGCGATAATGTACGCGCGCCGTTGGATCTCGGTCAGGTGGTCCAGGATGATCACCGGGACCTCGGCCCAGCCCAACTGGTGCGCCGCCAGGATGCGACCGTGGCCGGCGACGATGCCGCCGCTCGCGTCCACCAGCACCGGATTCACGAACCCGAACTCCAGGATGCTGGCCGCGATCTGCGCCACCTGCTCTGGCGAGTGCGTGCGCGCATTGCGGGCATAGGCGTGCAGCTTGGTGGTCGGCCAGATCTCGATCTGGCGCACCATGGTCGGGGCTGTGGTGGTGGCGCTCATCTGCTCAGCCAGTTCGACACGTTGAACCGTCCGACGTATCGCTCCTGTTGCCGTGCCGCCACCTGCGGTTGCGGGGGCGGTGCCTGCTCTTCTGGCGGTGGCTGCACAACCGGCGCCCGTGGCGGTGGCGGCGGCGCGCCGCTGGTTGCCCGGACGTTCGCCTCGAGCTGGAGCCAGCGATTGGCACCGAAGCGATCAATCCCGCAGGCGCACGCCGCGGCCCTCGCGTAGTTCGCGCAGTCCAACGCCTCGTTGCGCTCGCGCATCTTCACCCACTCGAACCTCCGGTAGCCTTTGACGACGTGTGCCGTCAACTGCTCCGCGGTGAGCTGCTTAAAGAACTCCTCGTCGATGTCGGAAGGGAAATGCACCCAGCCAGCCGGATACGGTTCGCCCTCCTCCGGACGATCCATCTGGAGTTGCCCGTAGAGTTCCGACTTCGCCATCGACACGTTGACCGGCCACAACTTCGCGCCGTGCTTGATCTTCTTGCCCCGCACCGTGACGTCCACCTGCGTCGGCGTCATGAGCAGAGACGGACCATTGTGACGACCGTCCACCGCCATCACGCGGCCTGATCCCTGCTGGCGACACCAGGCGTATACCTCCTGGGTGGCATGGCCGCTGTCGATGGCCAGCATCACGATGGGCATGTCGATCCCTCCGGCCGACCGGTACATCGAGTTCAATCGCTCGGTGACCTGCGGCCAGACGGTCGAGTTGTACGGATCGCCCTCGACGCGCCAGCGGTCGATCAGCCATCGCTGCTTCCCACGACTCCATCCCCAGACGTAGCCCTCAATCCAGGTCTTCTGGACGTCCGCGCCGCACGTCAGGAAGGTCACACCATCGGGCACCTGCCCGAGGCGGTAACACTCTTCGCGTCGGGCCATAAGCTTCTCATGGTCGGGCGCCTCGCCCTGTTGCTTCCACGTTTCGGCCAGCGTCGTGTTCACGAAGGTCTGGTACTCCACCGGGTTGTCTTTCTTGGAAAGGAAATCCACCACGATGTCGCCCAGCCGCTTCCACGGCGAATAGAGCTCCGAAATCCAGAAGCCGGCGGTGCCGGCGAACGGGAGTCCGGCGCGCCACTCGCCACGCTCACAGGCGTTCCACCGGTCAACGTCCGACCAGTGCGCTGCGCACGTCGCGCATTCGTAATGCGCCGTGGCAGCCGGCGACGCGGGGTCCCACCGCACCTGCGCCCAGCAGAGCACCTGGGCCTCGCCGCAGCGCGGGCACGGGACATAGAACTTCCGCTGATCGCTGTCCGCATAGGCCGCGGCGATCTGTGACGATCCCTCGATGGTCGGCGAGCACGTCTGGATGATCTTCGCCAGGCTTCGGAACGTGGCCGTGCGCTTCACGCCGAGGCTGAACCCGTCGCCCTCTCTCCCGACGGCCACCGGCCACTTGTCCAGCTCGTCGGCGAAGAAGTAACGGATGGCGCGCCTGGCGAAGTTGCCCGAGGTCTGCGCGCCGATCAGCGACAACGAGCCGCCAGGGAACACCTTGTGGAGGGTGGTGTTGCTCTTGCTGGTCCGCTTCTCCGGCGCCACGCGCGTCCGCAGACATTCCATGTCGCGGATCATCGGCGACAGACGCTCTTTGCTGAACGTCTCCGCGTCCGTCTCGGTCGGCTGCGCCGCCAGGATCGGGCCGGGCGCACGCGCGATCACATACGCGATGGCGACCTGCTGGAGCAGCGTCTTGATGAGTTGGGTTGCGGTCATTACCACAATTCCCCGGGTGTGCGGGTCGGTAAACGCATCGAGAATCCCGCGTTGGAAGCGATAGAGTTGCAGCCTACCGCTGGAGGCCGAGTACTCCGAACTGAGGATGAAGTGTTCCTCTGCCCAATCTGAAAGGCTCTGCTTGGGCGGTGGCGCCCAGAGCCGGGCGCATTCCGAAAGCACCTGCTGTGCGCGTGTCATGCAGCATCCGGATACTCCGCGAGGTCCGAGAGCGCCTCGTGAATCTTCCTGTCCACCATTTCCCGGCAGGCAACCGGGTTGGACTCCGCGGCCAGGCGGTCGGCCAACTCGTCGCCCAGCACCAGGAGCTTCGCCTTGGCGGCAACGATCATGCCGCTCCATGCACCGGAGACTTCATCCGAATCCAGGAGCCGCTTCTCCAGCCGGCGCACTTCGAGCGCCGCCCGCTTGGCGTCGGCCTGCGCCTTGACCAGTTGGGCGGCGGCCAGCGACCCGCGCGGAACGTCCATCGCCGGAGGCGGCGGCTGATCGAACGCGCGAGCGGCGGGGCGGATCGGCGTGGGCGCCGCGGCGGCTGCTTGCCGTTCCTTGTGCAACGCATCGATGTTCCGGCCCAGCGCCGCGCGCACGGCGGCCAGATCCCAATCCCCACGCTTGGCGCCCCTCGGAATCCGGCCCTGGCGGGCAAGTTCGTTAAGCCGCGCCTTCGAAATTCCAAGCGCTGCGGTTATTTCCGGGGTGGTCACGCATCTACCTTTGAGTCTGCGACTTGGGGCTGAAGTAAAGCGAAGTAAAGGGCTGAAGTAAAGGCACTTTTGGCACCTCTAACTAGGCAACCTGCGCACCAAATCCACCCGCGGCCGGCGCCGGTCAGAGTCAGGTCCCTGGAATAGCCCGCCGCCATTGCAGGAGAGGCCACCCGTTTCGCGCCCCCGTGCCCCGTGTTGCCCCGTCTGGCTCCGGGTTGGCTGGTAGGCCGACCCGCCGCCTCAGGCGCCCCCGCCCGCCACAGAACGCGCCACGAGCGCGTGCCAAGTAGCGCCCGCCGACCTGTCGTCGCTGGCTCTTCATACGACCAAGCAGTCCGCAATCACCTGAAGGAAGACGCCGCGCGTGCTGACGGGCGTGCCATCATCATCGCGTCGATCAAGACGCCGCAACTTCCAGCAATGGCGGCCGCTATCGAGGTTCTCCGGGAAACTGTACCGCGTCCCAGACGGGGCGTGTGTGGGTACCGGGCTGCTTCCGTCTTCCTGCCGCAACCAGATCGCTCTCAAATGTCGTTTGCGCCCATATGACGGCTTCACGTACCCGCCTTCGATCAAACGCCTTGCGGCTTCGAGTGAGCGAAAGCCGAGCGAGGTTCCATCGGGCGCATAGTAGGGGATTTGGATTTCGCGCTGCATCTGGGCACACTTCGGGTACGGCACGGAAGGGAAGGAGTTTTATGAGAGTCCCGTCTCTCGTTTGGGTCGGCCTTCGGAGGGTGCGCTTTGCGCTGGCCTGTAGAACGGCTTCGAATACTATATACGCACGCGAAGCCGATTCTGTCTCACGGCATCACGCGAATGGACGTTGCACGCTTCACTCAGTTCACGCGGTTCACGCGGTTGCTCCTTACTTGTTTCCGGATTATTACAACCCTTTAATCCCACCCTCGCGCGTTAGAAACAAGATAGGGGGAACTGCGTGAACCGCGTGAACCGTGTGAAGCCTGCCTGGGTTCACTCGCCGTCGCCGGCGAGGAGGGAGATGCCGATGTAGCACCAAGCAAACACGCCATTTACGGTTCTCTGGTAATCTGCGACGCTGGGCCGGAGCTTCTTCATCGCGCGCCCGAAGGCAGTCTTGCTGATGGTGGGGCGGCCGACGTCAGCGCAGTTGCGGCAGTACTCGCGGTGGAGTTGATCCTGCGGCGTCACGGCATCGGGGTGGAGGGTGGTTTTGCGGTCCAGCCAGACGGCAAGCGGATCGGTTGCCTGCCGGAATTCGTCGGTCGCGCGGTTAGTCGAGTCGCTCTCGCTCAATCCGCGCGTTCGGATAACGACGAGCGCCTCCAGCGCCTTGTTGAGCACACCGCTCAATTCCACGGGATCAGAAAGGATGGCATCAAGCTTGTCGCCGGGAATTGTGTCGGGCGCCTTATCCGCAAACGTACGTTCGAACGGTACGACGATCCAACGGCGGAAGAACGCCGGCGAGGCGTCCTGGCTTTTGGGTGGATGGTTGGCGGAAAAGACCAGGCGCGCGTACGGAACGAAGTCGAACGAATCTTTGAACTTGTACTCGGCCATTAGGGGGTCGCCGCCCGTGATCGCTTTGAATACCGACGTGCTGGTGAGGTCGGTGCCGGGAAGGTCCGGACAGATGTTCGCCAGCCTGCCGATGAGACGCGCGGCCGAGAACCGATCATTCTCCAGTTTGTGAAGGCTGACGGCGGCGGTGTTGTGCTTTCCGATAAATGCCAGCACGGCGCGCAAATACGTGGATTTCCCGTTGGCACCGTCCCCCATCAGAAGTATCGCTTTCTGGATTGAAGTGTCTGGCGTCATGAGCCAAGCCGGGATCTCCCAGGCGATGGCCTCCGAATCACCGGGGAACACCTCGCTGATGAACTTGTCCCACATTGGACACCGAGCATGCGGATCGAACTTCACAGGCAACTGCACCGGCGATAGGAAATCGGGCGAGTGTGGCGAAAGCTTCCGGGTGGTGACGTCCAACAGGCCGTTCAGTACGTTGACGGCATCACGCTTGGGTCGCTCCCATAGCAGGGGCGAATCGATTTCGATGTACTTCACGACTTCCTCGGCCTTGTGGCTGGTCCACTTTGAGGATAGCCGCATGCGCTCCAGAAGCTGCTTCACCTGCTGGCGGACCAACGAAGCGCCGTCTTGGTGGTAGCTGCCAACGCGGAAGGTGTACAGTCGGCCACCGGCGTCCTGCGCGAATCGGTGCCGACCAGTGATCGCCTCGGCGATCTGGTAAACGTCGATGTCATCGTCGGCTTTTTGTTTCTCGAAGTCGGCGCCTTCAATGATCTCCAGCACTTTATCCGGGCCGACGCTGGCCAATAGATCGTCGATGCCCTTGCCCTGCGCGATGTCCCAGGTCACCACCGCAACTTCCGCGCCCCGCATCCGCAACTCGCGCGCTAAGAGGTTTCGGGCAATCTCAACCTGCTCGTTCTGGTCCGCATCCGCGTCGAAAGCGATGATCACGCGGCGGCCTTCCCAAACAACGAGGTCGAGGTCGGGGATCACGCCCTTGACGTCGCGCCGGTCGCCGTTCGGTCCAGTGGTCTTGCCGACCGTGCCGCGCCAGTTCCAAACGCCCGGCAATCCGAGCGGCAAGAATCGTGGGGCCGTCACCTCGTGGTTGGCGAGGCGCCAGAGCGCCAGCGTTTTGAATTCGCCCTCGGTTATGATCACCGGTGTGGCCACGTCCTTCAGCAGTTCTGGCGAAAGGCCCGGAGCGAAATAGATCATGTTCTTTCGGCCAGGCGGCGATAAGTACTTCCCGCGCTCCCTCGGTTTGCCGTCTTTGTACTCCATGTCGGGGTGATCGCGACGCAGCCGCCACTCGCGGACATGGGATTCGCCCGGTAGGGAGTATGGGATCGCCAGCCCCTCGTAAGATGCGTGATCCCGTCGGCCGACGAGGGAACGTCCGGTGTTTGAATCGACGCGCCGGATTTTGGCTGCGGCGGCGAGTTCGCTGTCAATCCAACGCCGCGCCAAGTCGGTGTAGTCCCCATCCGTGAGTGCAGTTCCGGTTCCTTCATTCACCGGTGGCTGACTGTTATGTATTGCAGCCATATTCACGCCTTTGCGGGGACAAGCCAGCCTTCGTAAGCGCTTCCCGGAGCCGTCCGATGGCACGATAGACGGTCGCGCGGGAAACACCCAAACAGCGGCTCGTGTCTACCGCGGAGTATTCTGTCAGAGCAAACGCTACGGACCGGTCGAACGAGGATACATCGGCTAGTACGCGTCTGACGTCTGCACGAAGTTCGATCTCTAGAAACTCACCCTCGCCGGCGACATTCTGGTTGTCTACGTATTCGAGTTTGAGAACGCGTGGGTGTGCCCGGAACATCGACGCGAACTGGGTGCGGACAACCAGTTCGATGAAAGTGCGCAGACCGGCCCTGGTAGGATCATATCTGGCGAGAGCCTGCCAGACGCGGGTGATGGTCTCCTGTTCCAGGTCGTCGCGATCAGCCAGGAGGACGGCACCGCTCAACACGGCAGCGGCCGACCGAACCTGCGCGGAGCGAAGCATTAGCGGGTAGGCGCGCTCGAAAACAGCGTCACGCATTTGAGCACTCTCCATCGAGGGCCGGCTGACGTTCGATCTCGACCGTGAGGGGGAGTCCGTGGGCGATCTCTATGCTCCGGATCTCCCCCTCACCAAGTTCTTCGATGATCTCAAGGAGTTCGACCATCTGCCTCTTGAGCCAGAAGTCCGGGAGCGTGGATTCCGGTCGGGGACTGTTGTCGCCGCCCATCCGCAACTTCTGAATGATCGTCGGAGGTGGCGTAAATATTGGCTCACCGCCATGTACGCGCAGCCCGCCAAGGCGGCAGAAGGGATGCTGTTGGCAGAGCTCGACGAGACGAATCTGCTTTGCGGAGAGCGAAGTTTTCGAGACTGGCTGATTCAAGTGGCCACTCCTTTTCACAAGTCAAGGAGTTGCCCAGCATGGTGAAGGGTGGAAGCCTTCTGCGACTTGCCGTTCCCTGCGCTTTCAATCGAACACCGGGGCAACGCCTCTAGTCTCACTTTGAGGGTGTGGCAAAGTGTGGCGAAAGTGTTTCGGACCCAGGCTACGTGGGGAGTTGTAAGTGCTTGAAAAACGGAAGAAAAAACTTCGGACCGGTTGGCGGTCATTCGGCCATGACGTCCAAACGCTTCCGCCAGACTCTCGCCAGACTCTCGCTACGGGAAGTCCGGTGGATGCTCACGGACCCACCGGATGCGATATTTGATGTATTTGAAGACCTTTTCTCTAGCGGAGGACTTTCCATCACCCTCAACCTCGCCCGCAATCTCCTCCCACGTTTCTACGAACTCTTTCTCCTTCCAGTACGTCGGCAGGTCCGCCCCTACTTGGTGAAGTTCCCGGCAGAGTTGCGGGAGTTGCGCCGCCCAATGCTCCCCAAACAGCAAAACGGCGGCGGCGACCTTGCGATGATCCGAGGCGTTTGCCTCAAAACCCCTCCCCCTGGGCCCATTCGCTTGAGAGACTCCGAGCGTGGCGGTCGCCTTGCTTCTTACCTTGCCCGAGACGAGCTCGGCGAGGGAGTTTGGTGAACCCAGCGTCCCATCCTCCCGTTCCAGGATGAATTCTTCGAGCGGATAGAGCGGAATCCGATGTTGATCCAACACTGCCTGAACATCAGTGCCTTTGAGCCGATTCGTCGGCGCGAGAATTACCTTTCGGCACTGGGAACGCGCGACGACTTTCAAGACAGAGTTCAGGAAATTCGAAAGGCTAGTTTCGACTATCAGGAACACCGTCTGATCACTACCGGGGCCGTCTGGCAAAAGGCCAATCGACCACGGACAGCGCTCGTCTTCCAACGCGTGCTGCCAGCGAAAGCCGAGCGCCTCCGCGATCATACCCGTGAATGACCGGAGATCGAGTTCGTACAAAACGGCGTCGTCGCTGCACAGCAGAACCTCTTCGCAAGGATCCCATTCCTGCCGGCAGACGGCGACGATCTTGTTGCCGCCGCAGTAAACAATCTCGCGGAAGCAGCCTTCACGATCCGCATTGCCACATGGATAGGTTCCTCCGCTGAATTCGGTAGCGTGAAGAAAGGGGCGAATCACCGCGTAGTCGGGCCCGCAATAACGCTTCCAGTACGGTATTGTCGTCGTGAGGCCGGGTATGCGCTCAAGTGCCTGCCACAACTGGGTCAGCTTTGTCACCTATCGTCTTCTTTCCCAGAAGGATGAAGCCCTGCTTTCGCAGCCATTGCTCTATCAGTGCAGCCTCCTCGCCCCGGCCGTACGTGGTGGTCTTCGGCGGCCAAATCGAGAAGCGCCGCGCCTTGTCCACGTCGGTAAGATCGACCTCGAAGACCGCCTTCTTCAGAATCGCGCCGGGAGGAATCTCCATCTTCTGCACCGCAAGGGCTAAAAACAAATCGGACGCGCGGTGCTTCACAGCATGTCCGAAGGCGTTGTCCCAGGTCCAGTCGAGTTCCCGCAGGCATACCGACTTCATGCCCCTGATCCCTTTGCAGATGAGGGCCTTCCGCCCACGCTTCCTGAGGGGCTCCAGGGTGTACTTCTTTTTGAACGCGAAATAGTAGGAATCGTTAAAAAGGTGGCGGCCGAACTCAGTCACATACAACTTAATCTCGCCAACCGTTGACGCGTGCACGCGAAGTTCATGTTCGACCAAATCGAGAACCACAAGGTCCATCTTCTCCGGGCGGAAATAGAGAGGAGAGGATCGGCGTCCTTTTCGATCTCGGTCCCTCTTGCATGTCAGTCCGTGGTCCACAAGAAAACGCAACTCGGTTCCAGATTCGGCACACTGGACTTCGCTGCCGATCCCCCGCTTGTGTTCAAGAAACCAATCGTCTAGACG